AAAAATGATTTTATATCAACATACGAAGATGCAGTGAAAGCAACCAATTCAGAGAATCTGTACACTACAATAAATGGTAGACAATGTTATAGACACATTGGAGATGTAGGTTTAGCTTTGCTTAGTGGTGGAAGTAACGGACAGAGAGTATCTGACTTTTTGACAAATCTTGGATACACAAGTGAGGATATAACAAACATTTCAAACATTACAGCAAGACCAGATATAGTTGGTGTTAGAGTTGACCTAACAAAGTCAGAATCATTCAGAGCTGTTGATTTACAATTTATAGCAGATGAAATGTATGATTACTTCCAGAGAAATGAGATAACAAAGATAAGTATATCGCACAGAGAAAATGCTTATGACAAAGCTACTATATCTATTCCTGCTTCTGGTATTAGTTTATTAGATTCAGAAGTTAATGCTTTTACAACTACTAACGGAACAGTTAAGTACACTCAATACTTAAATAATGGACAGTTCTGCTATAGTCCAGAGAGTTATTATTCTGAACTTGACAATTTAGTATTTAAAAAAGAAGATGGAACAATTGTTACTGTACATGATTCAGTTAGGAAAGCATCATTGGCTATGATTTTATTATCATCAAATAATTTTGTAACCACAGTTGTAACTCCTTATGTAGAATCAACATTTCAAATAAATATGGATTTGAATGGAATGGTTGTACATGAAGATTTTAGAATAAACATAGTTCCTAATTTTGGTGAAATAGAATTTCAACATTATGCAATGGGTACTCAACTTGATTCAGATATTGGAAAAAAAGAAGACAAACTTAACTATGTTATTAATGAAAATAATTATAAGCCAGTTTTCTGTAATCTAGTTTGGACTGCAAGAGATTATTTCTTATCCAATGCTGGAAGTGGAATATTACAATATGATTCAACTGGAACTTACATTGATGTTGAGAGTATGAGAAATGAAAACATACTTGATATACTTTACACACTATCTCAAACAATGACACTTACAGTTGTAAAAGAGGATACTAACAAGTCATTCTGGAAAACTGTAATTGCTGGATTAATGTCAGTTGTTATCTTTGTATTGTCAGCTTACATAGCTCCAATATTAAAGCTACCATCAGCATTAATAAGTACAGCATTGTCATATGCTTGGAGTTCAATAGTGCCTCCACCTAGTAGCTCGCTGGAGTTCAACAATGTATTCTCATTATCTATATCAACAGTAAATGATGAGGAAGATGATGATACAAGTACAAATGTTAACTTCTTTGATGCAGAACAGGAACAAACAAAAAATATGTACAATCCGTACATAGAATTAAGGAAACTTAATGAATCACAATTTATACCATACAATAAAGGAGGAATGAATTGGCAACAACAGTAGAAGAGTTTAATACTAACTATGATGTAATTTCTACAAAGATGTTAGCAACAGCAGATGCTCAAATTATAAAGTTGAGAGAAGACTTGAATAATTATGATATCTTGCCAGAGGCACTTGCTGACTTAGTTGCTAAAGCTAGGTCACAAATTGCAATTGCAGTTATACAAACAAGTGCAACTTCTTCAATTAGTGTTATTGAGCAAACACAAGCAACAGATTTAAACAAGCGAAGAGTTCAAGGATTCGATGATAATATGTTAATGGAAATAACAAAGATGCAAGGCAATGTTGCTTCGTTCTTTGTAAATTCTAGTCCATCTGGAGCACAAGCTGTACTTGACGACTTGAAGGAAATGATGCAAACAATATCACGAAGAGCTACTTTAATCGCTGGAACTCAACCAGCTATTCCAGCAACATAGGAGTATCATGGAAGATGAATTAACAAGTAAAAATGAGAAGGCATTTAAAGATATTAAGAATGATTACTCACAAGCAAAGAAAGCAAAGAAAGAAATAGACATACTAATAGCTGCTTGGAATGATGCTTACTACGGAAAGAAGAAAGCAACTGATAATAAGACTTCACAGTTAGTTATGAAGGAAATAGCAAAACATATTGAGTGGGTTAAACCAGCAATAACTGAACCATTTACAGAATCAAGCAATCCAATTAGATTGTCTATTACAAATGGTAAAGCTAGTTCAAGAGTTATAGAGAAGTATTGTAACTATCAGTTCGTAAACGAGTTTGATAGAAATACATTTATGACACAGCTAGCAGATGTTATGCTAAGAGAAGGTACTGTTTGGGTAAAAGATGGATGGAGATTTAAAAGCAAAAAGACAGTTAGTACAATGTCAGCAGATGATATACTTGCATCTGGAATTGAACCATACAGTATTGAAAATGCAGAAGATGGAATGTTTAAAGTTACTACTAGCAAAACTGCACTCAATGTTCCTACTGCTGAGGTTATGAGAAATGAGTTTGTATTTCCAGACCCATCAGCAAGAACAGATGATGAGATAAGATTTGTTATAATTAAGAAGTTTCAAACAATGTCAGACCTAAAAGAATTAGGTACTATTAGTGAAGAGAAACTTAGTAAGATTGAAACTGCTATGAATGAACGAGATAAGAATGGTTCAACATTAAGCACAACAAGAGATGATGAAGACAAGAATTATGGATATGATTCAGAGTTTAAGACACTTGACAAACCTAGACAGAAAGTAGCAGTATTGGAGTATTGGGGATTCTATGACCTAGATGGTGATGGTATTGCTGAACCGATAGTTGCTAGTTGGACTGAGGATGGAACTGAATTAAGCATTGAAGAGAATCCATATCCAGTTCAGAAGATTCCATTTAATCGTGCTGTATTCTCAGCTAGAGCATTCTCACTATGGGGTAACTCATTAGCATTTCTACTTGAAGACAATCAGATTATTAAATCTGGTATTATGAGAGGAATAATGAACAATATATCATTGTCAAACAATGGTGTAAAATTCATTCAGAGAGGCTCTATTGACTACATAAACATGAAGAGACTAAGGAATGGAGAAAAGTATATCATAACAGATAAAGCTCCTTCTGAGGCTATGCAAGATGGTAATTTCAATGTGTTACCAGCAGTAGTATTTAATGTTATGGACAAGATTGATTCTGAAACTTCTCAGTTATCTGGTGTTACTCCTAATGGTAATGCACCAGCATTGAATGGTGGTCAATCGTCAGATGATGATGGAAGTCCACTAACTATGTCACAACAGAGAATGTCAGCAATAGTTCGTAACATATCAAATCTACTTTGTAAAGTTATGTCTTCATGGGTATCAAATGCAAGAAGGTTCTTGGACAATGAACAGATTGAAGCATTGTTTACAGATAGCGAACAAGTTGACTATGATGTGTTTGAAAGAAATGCAAATGTAAAGATTAAAGTTAAAGTTGGAACTGGTGCTGATAAGTTAGCAAAGCTTAGAGAGATTAATCTACTTCTGCAACAGTCTAAGGTACTTGGTGAGTTAGCTCCAAAAGATAGCTATTCAACTTTAGTTGCTGAGATGTATGAATTGTTTGACATGTACGATGAAGCAAATAAGCTTAGAGATTACAAAGCTGAACCAACAGAGCAACAACAACAGATGATGCAAATGGAAATGGTACTAAAACAGATTGAAATAGAAGAAGCTAAACTTAGACTACAAGAGATTCAATCTAAGATAATGCTAAATCAAGCAAATGCTCAATCTACAATGATAACTTCACAAGCTGGTGCAGATTACAAACAAGCACAGTCATATGAGAAAGTTACAAAAGCAAAAGGTCATGAAGTAGACACTACACTCAAACCAGTCGATGCTATTGCACGAATGGGATGGAACAAAAACAAACAAGGAGCATAATTGGAAGACGAAGACAAAGAATTAGAACAGATGATTTCTGATGCACTAGCAGAAAGAGAAGAATCAGATAAGCAGATTGATAAGGATACTGACGAAGGTGAGGAAACCGAAGAGAAAGAACCAGAATCAACAGAAGAAGAAACAACTGAAGCGAAATCAACATTTGAACCAATTGAGCTCGAAGTAAATGGTATCAAAATTAAAGTTGAATCACTTGAAGAGATGATTGCATTTGCTAAAAAAGGTGCAACAACTTACAATCAGAAACCTGAAACATTTATTGAAGAGAAAGCAATTATTGAGCAAGGTAAATTGTCTATTGAAGACTTGAAGCTTTTAGTTGATGCTAGAAATGGAAGTCCAGAAGCAATTGCTAAACTAGCAAAACTTTCTGGTGTTGATACATTTGACATTGATGAAACAACTGCTGATAAACATGTTCAGAAGTTTCAACATACAATGCAAAGCGAAGTTGATAAAGTTGCTACGGAAATTCTTAGTGACGAAAGTCTAGCTGTATCGTTTAGGAATACAGTATCATCTTTACCGCAAGACTTTGTATCATTGGTTACATCAGATGCAACAATGTTGAAAGACTTTGCTAGACATGTTAAGGAGGGTATTGCACAAGATATTATACCATTAGCAGTTAAAGCACAAATGCTAAATGGTGGAACATTCTTTGACAATTACAGTAAAGTTGGACAAGAGTTAGTTGCTAGTAGAAATGCAAAAGCAACTCCTGATAGAACTTTGTCTGACAAAGAGAAAGCACTGCGAGAGAGAGCAGATAAGGCAAATTCAAAAGATGTAACTCCAAAGAAAACAGTTACAGAAGCACAAGACATTTGGGATTTATCTGATGAAGAGTTCTCGAAAAAGTTTGGAGTGTAATTACACAGTAGACACAAAATAGTAATGACCGAAATAGTCGTTAAACTATCTTATGTGTCTATTGAAATATAGTCTTACACCGATGTGATAAATCACATATAACAAACAAGGATTATACATGGCAGTTCAAAAATCAAGTGATTTTTTATCAGCAAAACAGTTAGCAGTTTACGACAGAATCTTATTAATGAGAGCTGTTGCAAATCAAGTGTTCGATAGATTTGGTGTTACTAAAACAATTCCAACTCGTTCAAATACTAAGACTGCATTTGCTTACAGATATAAGAACATTCTACCAGCAACAACTCCATTAGCTGAATACAATGGTTCAAACATTAAAACATCAAACAAAATAAAGAGGGAAGAGGTTACATTTGCAGTTGCACACTATGGTGACTACATTACTTACACAGATGAGTTAGACCTTTATGACCTTGACAATATTCGTGACAGCTTCTTGAACATCTTGGGTGACCAAGCTTCGTTAACTGTTGACACAATTCGTAGAGATGCTTTGAGAGGTGGAACTAATGTTATCTATGCTGATGGTGTAGCAAGTAGATTGTTAGTAGCTGATGGTTCAAAGAAAATCGTTCTAAATGATTTAAATATTGCTAGTACAAAGTTGAAAAATCAAGGTGCTAAGAAGTTTACAAAAGTAGTAGTTGGTAGCACTGCTGTAGGTACTGCTCCAATTAAAGCAAGTTACATTGCAATCTGTTCTCCTGAAGTTGTGAATGATTTACGAGCATTAACTGGATGGAAAGAAGTACATACTTATTCTGACTATTCAAAAGCAATGGAAGATGAGCAAGGTGCAATTGGTGACTTTAGAATTATTGAGAGCATGAACAATGACCCACTCAAGAATCAAGGTACTGGTTTAAACAAAAATGTTCACCTTTCACTATTCTTGGGTATGGAAGCATATGCTACTGTATCTTTGAGAAGCAAGGAAGGTATCGAAACAATCGTTAAACCAATTGGTTCATCTGGTGCTAATGACCCACTTAACCAGTTTGGTTCTGTTGGTTGGAAAGCAATAACTGGTTGTGCAATTCTTAACGAAGCATGGTTGATTCGTATGGAATCTACTGCAAGTCTTGAAGACTCTACTGCTAAACATTACTACGATTTTTCATAGTATGATGTAGGGGGTAACTCCCCTATTATTATGTAACAAACAAAAACAAAAAAGGAAGCAAATTGGAAGTACAAGCACAAAAATTAGAAGACATGGATAGAGAGAGAGTAGAATCAATTGCTACTAAACTTGAAATCAAATTCACAGAAGAAACAACAAATGAAGAACTTTGCACTGCAATTAGAACAAGCAAAAAGAAGATTGATAAGACTGCAAAAGTTCACCAAACATTTGGTGAATACAAAAAAGTTACAGTTTATCCAACTGAGGAAACACAAAAGAAGACTTCAATCTTTGTATCTATTAATCTTAGTACATTTGAGTTTCAACCAGAGATTGAAGTTGAATTACCAATTGGTGTAATTGACTTTATCAAAAGTGCATCTTATACTAAGCATGAGTTCGACGAAACTGCTGTAAGTGCAAATGGTAACATTGGTGCTCATGTTGCAAAACAAGTACGAAAGTATGTAGTAGAACTATCATAAGGATAAGCAATGGAAGGACTAAGTAGTTTATGGAGTGGATTATCTAATTTAGGTAGTTCAATTTCCAATGGTGCTAGTAGCTTGTGGGATGGTATCACAAGTATTGGAACAAATGTACCTACTGCTGAAATTGCCTCAACTGCAACTAAGGCATCTCCATCTCTTTGGAGTGCTTTAGGCAGTGATGCTTTTAAGAATGTAGCTGGAATGGGAGTTGCTGGATACAATGCACTCCAAAGTGCAGATGCACTAAGCCAACAAAAGAAGCTACAGAATGAGCAATTAGCTATGGCTAAAGATGCTTACAACAGAAACAAACTAGCAGATGAAGCTAGGCAGAAGTTGACATTTTGATTCAGTTTCAACCGTATGAAGCTAGAAGTACACTAGCTGATGCAGGTTCTTCGTCACCAATTATTGCAAGTCTATTGCAACAACAAGGTGCGAATTTAGGTGAGGTTGTGAAATCTCTAGGAGAAGTTGGTAAGAGTAATCGTACAAGTTCCGTTAATGACCTGATAGCTAGGGGTGGATTGGAGGGTTTGAACGAACAACAAGCCATACAAGCACTAATGAAAGCTAGTGGTGGAACTTTGACGACAGAAGGACAAGCACAAATTGATAAAGTGCTTGGAACTATTGCTAATCAAGATACTAGAAAGTTTACATCGTCGGAAAGAGAAGATGGTCAAGACTTCACAAAAGCACAATCTACTGATGAGAGAACCTTTAAGGATGAACAGTCATCTAAAGAAAGAGCATCAAAATCAGCAGAGAGTGAAAAAGACAGAGCAACAAGAACATCAGAAGGTGCAAAAGATAGAGAATTAAGAATTTCAATGCAAGATGATTCACAGAACTCACAAGCTCATCTTCAAGATGCTTTGTTTGACAGAAATGTAGCACTCAAGAATCTTGAAACTGCAAATGCACTTAAACTTGCAAATGCAAACAAAACAACAACAGCAAACAATATGATTGAAAAAACTGCAACTGAACAACTATTATCTAATCCAAAAGTAATTGAAGAGAAGACAAATGTCATTCAGCAATTACTTGACAAAGATAATATGATATTCAATGCAAATCTTGACGACCAATCAAAAGCAGTTGTTGGTAAATTACTGTATGATGGATTCGATTCAAATGAAGGAAGAAAAGCTATTGCAAGTGGTAATCCAGATGCAATTAAATCATTCATTGATTCAGAGTTGAAAAAGAAAAACTTACGACTTGACGAAGGTCTACTTGGTGGAGTAAGTTTAAAAGGAATGTAAATTATGGCAACAGATATTAGTAATGAGGAATTACTTAGGCTTCTTTCAGATGAGAACACAAGAAACTCATTACTGAATCAACCTAGCAATTTAGACACATTCGGATTAGGTGTTGCTAGAGCTGGATATGGTTTATATGAAAACATAAACAATCTAACTGGCAATATTGCTGATTCATTCAATATGATACAGTCAGCAACAAAAGGTGAACAGCCTAAAAATACAAACTATGGTGACAATGTAAATAAGATAATCCAGTCTAAAGAATTAGGTGTTGGTGATAAATTATGGGAGCTTGCAAAAGCTCCTTTTCAGAAACCAACATCAGAAGGTGGACTTGGATATTTAATGGATTACATATCACCAAACGCTAGACCAGTTGAAGTTATTAATAGAGAACTAAACGCTATTAATGTTGATAATAAGAAGAAACAAGCACTTGCTGGTCAGTATTCTACTGGTGGAGTTGGTGAATTATTATCTGAACTTGTTATGTCAGCTCCTATTATGAAAGTAGGAAACATGAGAAGAACATTTGAAGTAGCTGGTGAAGGTAGTGCATTAGACATTGCTAAGGCTATTGCAAAAGATACACTTGAAAATACTGGAACAATGGGAGCAAGTGAATTTGCTTTATCTAAAGCTTATGGGAGAACAGATGATGAGTCCATGCAAAATGCAATTGGAGCAATGGTTGTTGCTGGTGTAGGAACTCCTATCGTTGGTGCTGTTGCTACTCCATTAGTAAAAGTTGCAAACAAGATGCAAGGATTCAATTCAGAAGTTGAAGACTTATTAATGGCAGAAGCTGGTGGTGGTAGATATGTTAATCCTTCACCAGATGATATTAGAACAAAGAGTGGACTAATTCAACAATCAGATGAAGTTTTACAAAGCAACAAGGCTATTGGAGACATTGAATATAAAGCTGTTGACCCTAAAGCTGTGCTTGGTAATGAGATAGCAGACCAAACTTATGTTCCAGATGTAAACAATCCTATGAAGTTCAAGTATAGCTATGATGATAGAGGAAGAGTTTACACTGATGAAAGTTCACTACTATCACCTCAAGGTGGAGCTACACAGAAAGCTTCATTGGAGCAATTAGATAAACCGAAAATAGAATCACCGCTTGATGAGGTAAATAGAAGATTAGAGTTTTATGACAACGATGACAAACTTCGTAAAGCATATGGTCAAACACAAGCTGGATACAAAGCAGAAGTTGAGTTACCAAAGTCAAAAGAACTAGCAAACAGATTGAAGTTTGAGAAAGACCAATATGCTGATATTATGAAAGACAAATCACTAGACAAAGATATTAGACTTGAAGCCAGAGAGAAGTTGTCAGAGTTAAACAAAACTAGAATAGTTGATTATAAACCAACTGTTGAAGAAAAAACAATTGCTAAACAAAAGTTTGATGAACAAGTTAAACTACCAGAGAAATCTGAATCATCAAAAGGTGAAAGAGAAGCAGAGATTGCAAGTGAGTACAAATCATACAAAGAATCACTACTTGAAAGTAGAAAAGGAATGGAAGAAGTATTCACAAAAGACAACAAGGAAACTCTACAAGCAGTTGTAAAAAACAATGTTGACAAAGCTCCTTCAATCAAACAAGCAATAAGGGAGGTAAAAAAGAAAGAAGCACTTGAAGGCAGAACATTTGATGCAAGTGAAATAACTCATGAACAAAGAAAAAAATATCGTTCAGAAGTTTCATTAATAGAAGATGGACAAAACTTTAAGAGTGATTTACAGCAACTTAAAGACAAAAAGATTTTAATTGATGAGTTTAGATATAGAGAGAAAAGAAGAATTGATGAGTATGTAAATATTAACAAGCAAAGCAAATTTAATTCAATTGAAGAAGCTCAGACATATCGTGATAAAATTGCAAAGATGTATGATGATATTGGAATAAAGGTAGAAGATTCTAAAGCAGAGTTTACAGATACAGCAGTCAAAAATGATTTCAAAGAGAAGCCTGAGAAGAAAGCTGAGAGAGAAAACAGAGAGAGAAAAGAATCAGAATACTCAAATGCACAATTAAAGAAAAACATTGAACTGTACAAAGATACTGGTGAAACAAGAAGACTTAAATCTGGAAGCAGAAGAGGTCAATTATCATTGTCTAAATCACAAATTGAAGATGTTGATAGAGGAATCTTATCAGTAGATGAAATTGTAAATAAGACCAATCCAATTGGACTTAAAGCAGAACTTGAAGAACTTAAAGTATCAGCAAAAGAGAGTGCAAACAAAAAGATTATTGAATCAGAAAGAGAAGCACTAGGCATAGAAGAGAATTTAAAACCTTCAATGATACAGTTCAAAGAAACACTACTTGATGCTTCAAACTCAGTTGCTCAAATTACAACTGCACTATTAAGCTCAAAGTCACTAGCAAAGTTAAGCAAATTATCTGGACTTGATGTTGATATTAGAGATGTGATTGCAGATAGTATGTCAAAGATGCTACCAAACAGCTTTCCTATTAAAGCAAGTAAGTTAACAGTTAAGCCTATCTTTATGACTGAGAATTATGGTCAAGGACGAAATGGACTAATAAGAAACATTATGAAAGCAAATGATGTTGATAGACAAACTGCAACAGAGTTTCTTGATGCTTACAATAAATCATTTGGTAATCTTGCACCAGAAATGCAAGAGTTAAGAGATGTTATTTTCCAACAATTAAAAAAAGGGAAAGGTGACATATCTTACACTATGCCAGATGGATTTAAAGTTGAGTTTAAAATCAAAAAAGAACTAAATGGTAGCTATTCAATCAAGGGGAAAAATGAATCATTTAGAATAAAAACAGATGATTTAGATGATTTGAGTTCAGCAATACTGCCAAACATAATTCACTCAGTTGATGCTTATGTTGCAAGGGAGATGAACAAACTTGGAATAGCAACTGTGCATGATGCTTTTCAAACTCCTAAAGGACAGACTGATGCTTTTGTTCAAGAAGCATATGGTAAAGTTATGGCTAAAGTTAATAGCTCAAACATAATTGATAACATATTGCAGTCAATGGGATACGAAGGAAAATCACTTAAGAAGAATACTCTTGCAAATGAAGACATAGTTGAATCAGCAATGAGTGGTAAATCACTTAAGCCAGAAGAAGTTAAAGGTGAGATTATAAATCCTAAAGAACGAAAGCTAGAAGTTTCTTCACCAAAGACAACGGAAGAAGTTATGAAAGAGTTTATGGCTACTGGAAGTGTTAGAGATTTGCCAAGCAATCAAATTGTTAAAGCAATGACACATGAAGCTGGATTCAGAACAATGTCAGTTGCTAGAGATGGTGATGATGTATTCGAAAGACAAGTAGCATTAGCTCATCAATCATCAAACTACCAACCGCAGAAAGCAATACAAGCACCAGAAGGTGTAGATAAAGGAATGTGGAATAAAGTACAGAGAGAAATATTTGAAGAAGCTAGAGCAAAGCTAGAATACAATCCACTACTATCAGATATTGTTCAAGGTGATAGAAAGTTCTTTACAAAAAGTGGTAAACTAATTGGAGATGAAAGTAAATCATATCAACAACTTCTAACAGAAGAAATGAGAATTGGTAGAAAAAAAAACAAAGAGTACAAAGAGATAAAAAGACGAGTTGAATCTAAAAATGAAACATCAAAACTAAGTGAAGATGATTTGATTGAAAGACAGCTTGTTGATGAAGTGAAACAAAGTACATTAAAACAAAGTTTACCATTACAAAACACAACAACAACTCAAGTACTTAACAAAGTACAACAAGCTCAAAGCAAAACAAAGAGTACACCATTTGTAAAGAAAGGACAGTACAGAGTTTTGTTTGAAGAGCAAACATTCAGTGATGATGTTTATAAAGAATTTACAAAATTGGAGAACATGAAAAATGTATTCAACAATGAAGTAAGTAAAATTGCAGAACAACTATACAAAAGAATACAAAAGATTCCAGATGGAATCAAGGACGATATATCAACATTATTCTATTCTGACTATGAAGCAATTAGAGGTATAACAAAGAAGGAAGCTGATGAATTCATGAAGGCTAACAAATTTATATACAATATTGCAAAGAGAGAAATTGAACAAGGTGCTAAAGCACTAAAAAGCAAATCAGAAGAGTATGGTGCATATCTAAACAATTCAAGACTTATTGCAGAGAGATACTCTCTAGATGAATCAACTCATCCAATTATAGATAAAATGATTAGCATAAAAGCAATGGATAACTCAAATGGATGGAACTCATTAGATAGACTACAAGGAAACAAAGACTTAGATTTTATACTTGATGTTGTTGCTAGAAATAGACAACTATCAGAGGATATGATATTTACAAGCAATCCAGAGAAAATTGTCAAAGGTTATAAATCAGAAGTAACATTCGGTAATAAAACAATTGATGAAAAAACTGGTAAAGTTATTTGGGATGCAAATAGTAAATATGAAGATGGTCTTCTTGGTGTCGAAATGGAGAATAAAAAAGTTGGTAGTTTAGTTGAAAATACAAACAGAGTATTTGCTACACTTGATGAAGAACTTGAATTTATGCAGAAGCATAGACTTAAGAAAACAAACGGAGAGTATAGACTTGTTGCTGATGAGAAGATACGAACAGAACTAGGAAAAGTTACTTCAATTGAAGATGTATTAACCGAAACAGTTAGAAGCACCATACGGAAAGTAAAAGAACAGGGCATAGTTTTTAAAGTAATAAATGATTTACAAGGTGATTCACAATTGTACTCAAAAACATACAAGGATGGATTTGTAAAGTTGACTGATGAACAAAGTAAGAGACTACCATTCGACTTAAGACAAGACTTGCAGTATATTAATCCAAACCTAATGGAAAAACTACTAGGCAGAAATGAGATAAGACTATACAGAGGTGACAACCAATATATAAAAGTAGCTGATAGATTATTAGCTAACTTAGGAACAGCATTTAAACAGAATGTAGTATTGAAGAATCCAGTGTCATATCTAAATGCAATGCTAGTAAATCAAACACTAGGAATGTCAATAGGAACAACACCAAAAGAACTATATAAGTTTCAAACAAATGCAATGAAAGATTTGAAAGAAATGAATGAAGTTATTAGTGTTATTGGATTACAAAGATTATCTGGACAAAAACTTGATGTAGTTCTAAGCAAAAGATTAGCAAATAATAAGCTATATCAAATGGAAAGAATGGGATTATCAACAAATAGAGTTGAAGGTGTAGTTGGTGATGATGATTTGCTAGGCTCAATGCTTAAAGCAAATGTACCTTCACCAATATTTAAAGTTGCTCAGATTATTAACATTAATCAGAAAACTAAACTTGGTAAACTTGCACTTGGTACATTCTCAAAGATTGATACAATGGGTAGATATATGGTTGTTGAGAAGTACATGTCGAACGGAATGAGTATGGCTGATGCTGTGCAAAATGCTAATGGACTATTTGGAAACATGGATAAGATTGTTCCACCAGCAATAGAGTTGCTTGACAAGTATGGTTTAGTGCCATTTATTAAGTGGTTCTCACTAACAACTCCAAAACTATTGCAAGTAACAAAAGACAATCCAGTTAAGGCATTTGCGTTAGGAGTATCAGTGTACTCATTAGCAAGTTATACAAATACAAACTTATCATCTGTTAATCCAATTGAGGCAATGATTGATTTTGCCGAGAGTGCTTCTCCTTTTGCAACTATAAGTAAATTGAAACAGCAAGGATTTATTGACACAATGTCAAATAGAGCAAGTTCTACTGTTGTTCCTAAATACTTAATGAATGCAATAAAAAGTCCAGAAACACTAGGACTAGAGAAGTTCAGAAAGCACAGAATTAGAAATGATAAGTATAAAGGATTCACTCAGCGTACAGTTGAGGAATTTACAAACGAAGGAGGAAAATAATTTGGCAGTTAAAAAAGATAACCTATATACAGAACCATACGACAGAACACAAGTTGTTGGAGCTATAATTATCAACAGTCAGTTTGTTATGCCAACACCAGCAAATGTTTTTATACTTGACAGCATACCACTTAGTATTGAGCAAGAGTATAGAAACTTTTTAAAAAGAGTAAAGGATGGAGATGAGTAGTTTCTTCTTTAAAGTAACTGATTCAGCACAAGAGAGGACTAACTTATTAAACTTCTTATTATCAACAGTAGCAGATTCACAAGGGTCTTCTGGTCTTGATGGTAAAGATGGAAAGTCAGCTTATGAGACAGCTGTATCATTAGGCTATGTTGGAACAGAAGCACAGTGGATTGCATCACTAAAAGGAACTGATGGAGTAGATGGAGTTGATGGTCAGTCAGTTACAGCTATTATGTCTTCTAAGGTTGGAAAAACAACAACAGTTAGTACATATATTAATGGACTACTTGCTAATGAGTTTCAAATTTTAGATGGTGCAGATGGTGGCGGTAGTGGAGATATGCTTAAGTCAACATACGACACAACTGGTAATGGAATTGTTGATGTTGCAGAATCGGTAGCATGGAATGGAATAACTGGCAAACCAGTTGTTGGTGATATGTTAAAAACTACATATGACACAGATGGTAGTGGCGTTGTTGACAGTGCAGAGAAACTTGCAACTGCTAGAACCATAAATAACATACCATTTGATGGAAGTCAAAACATAACTATACAGGTATTACAAATTGATGATGGAACTCCAACGACTACTGATGTGTATAGTTCGAGTAAAACGCAATCATTGCATGATGCACAAGCTCAATTGATATCGAATCTTGCTACCTCGCAAGGTGAGCTTATAGCAGATGGAAGTCCAACAGTTTTAGTGTTAACAACAACTGAACAGAATCTTCCATTTAGTGTTTCAATTCCATCGACAAATGATAACATGTTTACATTTGATGATTTAAATAATCAAGTTGACTTCTTAACTAATGCAAGTTTTAACTTTAAAACATCTATTGCACTTCTGCTTGGTACTTCATTAACGAGAACATTAACTGTTACTGGTAGAAATGTATCAGATAATTCAATTGTGTATACAAGAAATATTGATATTAATGGGTCAAGTGGAGATATTGTTTATATTGATTCAAACCAACTTCTTACAGTTGGAAAAAACGGTATTCCATCTTCTCCGTTAAGTATTTATTTTACATTTAAAGCAAGTGGAACTGGACTAACATTAAGACAATTAACTTCACAATTTACAAGCTCTAATGAATATGATTTGTCAACAGAGGCAAGTGGAATATCAGTAGTCCCTAGTGGTGGAATACAATCAACAAATGTTGAACTTGCATTACATGAACTAGATGATGAGAAGTTATCACTATCTGGTGGAACTATGACTGGTGCAATTACAGCGATTAGAGAAACTAGAATTTCAATTCCAGCAAGTAATATTGATTTAGCACTTGGAAATTTATTCACTAAAACTATTTCAGCAACTACTACACTAACAATAAGTAGTGTACTAGCAAGTGGTAATGCAAATAGTTTTATACTTGAATTAACAAACGCTGGTGCATTTGCAATAACATGGTTTAGTGGTGTTAAGTGGGCAAGTGGTACTGTTCCTACATTAACAGCGAGTGGCGTTGACATTTTAGGATTCTACTCGCATGACGGTGGAACAACTTGGCGAGGATTCGTCATATCAAAGGATAGCAAATGATACGCTCACTACTAAGTAGTGGGCTTACACAGAAGTGCAGAACGATTGACAAACTTGACATATTTAATGATGGTTCATGCAAAGCACTATACCGTTTAGATGGAAATGCTAATGATGAAAGTGGAAACTATCACGGAATTGAAACAAACATTACATATGGTGGTGGAATATATGATAGAGGTGCAATTTCTACATCTGGAAAAATAGATTGTGGAGCTGGAAGTAAAGTATTGATTCCGCACAACTCTTCATATACAACATCTGGTTGGATGAAAAGACCAAACGGAACCAGAATGTACTTAGCTGGAAGAATGGATACACCATCACTGTATGGAGAAGGAATATTTTGGGAAAGTGACAATAAATTCTATATATCATTCATTACTGGTGCTACATCATTAATACAAACTGGAACAACACTAACACACTTATCAACACATTCTCTGACACATGTGGTGCATACAGTAAACAGAGCAACTGGAATAACTAAATTGTATTTGAATGGAATAGATGTTTCAATTGGTGCAATAACTGTTCCATCAATTGGATACGATAACAATCTTAATACATTATTATTTTCAAATTATGATGCTAACAATAGTGGACAACTAGACCAAGTTAGGTTTTTTAATCGTGCTATCACAGCAACAGAAGTGGCAACACTTTATGCTGAATGTGCACCAACTTCAATAGTTGACAACATAAATCCGTTTGAAGATGGAAGCTTGAAAGCATTGTATCAGTTTGAAGATAATGCAAATGATTCAACTGGCGTATATAATGGTACACCTACGAATGTAACTTATGGTACTGGCAAATTTGGAAAGTGTGCAATTATAGCTACTGGAAAAATTAATTTAGGTTCAAAACTATTGATGCCTTCAACATCAAACTATTCTGTTAGTTGTTGGATTAAAAGAACTGATGGACTTAGACTTCCAATACTAAACAGAATGAACAGTTTATCAGCGTATGGTGATAATGTACAATGGGAGCTAGACAATAAACTCATGGTTCAACTAGCAACTGGAATCGGTACTCAAAATTCAAGTGTGTCTTCTGCTATATCTGTAACTGCTGGAACATGGCATCATGTAGTATTCTGCATAGATAGAGCTATAAATAAACTAAGTGTATATTTAAATGGAAATTACATAACAATGGGTGCAATAACAGTTCCTTCTTCTGGTTACGATAATGAACTAAATACTTTAATTGGTGGGTATCATAACGCATCATATAGTGGAACATTTGACCAATGTAGAGTTTTCAACAAAGCACTCACTCCAATTGAAGTAGCCTCACTTTACAATGAAACTACACCACTAGAAGAACCAATGCACTCATTAGTTGACCCATTCAAAGATGGTAGTGGTAAGGCATTATATAGACTTGAAGGAAACGCTTTAGATGAGAGTGGGAATTATAATGGAGCACCAACTGCATTAACTTACGGTTTGGGTAGATTTGGAAGATGTGGAATTGGAAACGGAAGCACTACAAAAGTTAAGGCAGATTTTCAGTTTACAACAAATATGACAATATCTTGTTTTGCATATTTTACATTACTAGGTGAATCTCAATTTATTTTTGGAGAACTTGATTCAGCTGGAAGTGGAACATCAAATCGTGTAGGTCTTGGTATTACAACTACAAACACATTCCAGATAGCATTAGGAAATGGAACACTTGGTTTGAACAATACATCAATTGCATCAGGTGTTGCTATAAATACTTGGTATCACTTTGCATTGGTTATAAGTGGAACAAGTGTTAAGCTATACAAAGATTCTATTCTTGTAGCTGATTTAACATCAACTGTTACAATTGGAACACACACTACTGGTAATTTTTCATTTTTTGATTATGGAAATTATGGAACAGCTGGTTCATTTTCCATAAATGGAAGAATAGACCAATGCAGAGTTTTTAACAAAGCATTATCACAAGCAGAAGTAACTGCATTGTACAACGAAATTTAAAGGATACTAATGTGGTATAAAGAAGGACAAATATTCAACTCACAACAAGACATACGAAAAGACAATCAGGGAACATCACTACCAAGTTTTATGAGTGATGTTTTCCTTAAAGATTTAGGATACATTGTTGTAGTTGAAACTGATAATCCAGCAACAGAATTGCAACATGGATTTAAAGAAGGAGTTGAAATTGTTGATGGAGTTCCTAAAACAATTTGGAAAGTTGTAGACAAGACAGAAGAACAACTTACTAGTGAATCAAAAGTCTACACAGATGAATCACTAATCGAAGATGAAGAGTTCAAACTTGAAGCACTAGCAAATCTTAGAGTTACTATTGCAAATGGAAAAGTATTCTATGCAGATACAGAATCAAGACTTGACATTGAACAAGCAATAGGCATAGCAACAAGGAGTGGAGTAGCATCTACTTCTTGGAAACTAGCTGAACCATTTGAAGGTAGCAAGATTTCAGAAGTAACTCTTGTTGAATTACAGGAAGCATCATACTTAGCGTTGAAAGCTAAAGCTGAAATTATAGGAGTGAAGTAATAATGTTTAATACTATACTTAGTAGCTTGTTTGGTTTTATTGCAAGACCTATTGAACAATGGGGAGATAGGAAAAAACTTGAACTAGAACAAGCTGGTGAAATTGCAAAGAAAGAACATGAGATGCAATTAAAAGTTATTGATGTTAAGATGCAAATGCTACTTAATGGTCAAGCTATTGATGCAGACCTAGACAAAGCGTCAGTAGAAGACATGAAGACATCATGGAAGGATGAATTTCTATTAATTATATTCATCATTCCAATGATGATGGCATTTCATCCATACACAGCAAACTTTGCACTTGAAGGTTTCAATGTTATTGAACAAATGCCTAATTGGTACATGCTTCTAATTGTTGGAATGGTTGTTACAATATATGGTATGAGAGGACTTGTAAAAGCATGGCTTGATATTAAGTCGCCAAAGCTTATAGATATTGTAAAATAGTATGCTAGACAATGAAGTAAGTAGCTTTATCATAGAACAACTTACAAATATAGACAGGAAGCTTAGTAATCAAGATGAGCGAATAGATAAACTTGTTACATCTCTTCAAAAACTTATAGAGTTGGAAATTGATTCAAGAGAAACTAAAGCTAGTGTTGGTAGATTGTATGATAGAGTTGAGGCAGTAGAGGACAATCAGAACACAGATGGTTGTCCAGTACACAATAGACTTGTGGAGGTTAGAGCTGAACAAATGAAAGCTATTAACAGTAGAATGTCTACAATAGAGATTCAAAACGAGAAGATTATGTTAAAGCTTCAAGCAATTGAAGAGAAGCCTATGAAAAGAATTGAGGTAGCTATTTACGAGATTATTAAATATGTTACTATAGGTATTCTAGGACTAATTGCTTACAAGTTTGGATTTAGCAAATAGTATGGCAAATATACTAGGTCAATCAGATATTGATAAGACATTTGCTTCTGCATTAGCTAGAACAAAGCTGATAAATAGTTATGTTGAAATATGTTGTGAACCTTGTATATGTGATTTATTTATAAGGAGTGAGCTTATACTTTGTCTTCAAGATATTGTTAAGTCCACTCCTAAAACAAAAGAACAAAATGCAGTTATACAACAATGTAGATACATATTAGGAAGGATAAATAATGGCAAACATTAAAGATGGACTAGACATTCTATACAAACTAGAATTCAATAGTCCATCCAATGTACTAGAACAAAATAAAAATGAAACTGGATACACACTATTTGGAATTTACCAGAAGGCAAATCCAACATGGTATGGATGGAATACTGTTAAGCAAATGATGTTGCAATACAAAGATATGAAATCAGTTTCAAAAAGATTGTACGACAATGAATACATAAGAGAACTTGTAGAAGAGTTGTACAAAACAAAATACTGGAATGTTGCAAAACTTGACAGTGTAGAATCACAGCACAAAGCAAATGAGATATTTATCTTTGGAGTAAATGCTGGAATGAAGATTTCTATTAAGACAGCACAACAAATTGTTGGAGCTACTGATGATGGAATTGTTGGTAGCCAAACATTAGAACTTATCAATAAATTTGATGAGGCACAATTTGATTTGATGTATGACGAAAGAGAGATTCTACACTATGACGAGATTATAGCAAACAAACCAGAGCAAAAAATATATGCTAATGGATGGAGAAATAGAGCAATAGCTGTGTGACAGTTATGGGAGAACAGTATGCCTACCTATGGTATCTTTCTCAGCTATCCATATCGCATTAAAGTTGTCAACTTACAAGTTGATATATCACCTATATAGCGAGATTTGCTTGTGTAGTAGGCTGAGGAATCCTACACTCCTCAGCTCACTCCCACACAAGCAGAACTCCCCCCCCCCCTATGCTCATTGCCACAATGGCATGAAGCTTCCTTTTCATGGTACTTTGCAGTACCAATCAAAGGCAAACTATGTGGCAATGAGTGTAGCGTGGTAGAAAGGTGAAGAGGGAATCCACTCTCAAACAGTAGAGCATTAGCTACGCTAATTGTTTTAGTGAACAACTTTGTGTTGTTACATCACACTATGTGGAGATATAGTTTAGAATTACATTTATTAATGACACAATCATTCAGTCTATTCAAGCATTTTGTAACACACAAAGATGCTATGGATTATTTACATAAAAACCTTGAAAGTCTAGCAGACTTTGAAGAGTACAAAATAATATCAGTGGAGAATTAATAATGGATACAATTTACATTGTTACAATAGTGGGATTATCAACGCTATGTGGAGTATTCTTAGCAGATGCTAAGTTCAACAATTCAAAGCTTACATTATATGTAGCTACAAAATTATTTTAAGGAAAATACAATGACAAAGACACAACTTAAAGCATATATTGATGCTATTGCACAAAAGAATTCTTGTGGCAAGAATGAGTTAAAAGATTTATTGCTAACAGTAGAACAGCAATGAGTAAACATATCTCAGTTACATTGGTAACAAATGAAGGAACAACTTGGAGTACATCAATCAATCGATTTGTAACACTACAAGAGTTGGCTGATTACTTCTTTGCTGAAACTGGATTTAATAAATATGATGGTGATAAGATTGAACTTGTCAAAACAATAACAATCACAAAGGATAAACAGTGATAACAGTTGATAAATTACCTAGTGAACTTGTTGAGTTCCTAGAAGAAAACAATGCATTACAGCAATACATTGACAATGCTAACATAAGTGTAGCACTTGAACACAATGGTGTTGATGTGTTATGGGAGCAACTTGTACTTGGACACGAATACAGTGAGATTGGATTTGCCTTCTTGTGGGAAAACACATATGAAGGATTAGACTATTGGGGAAACCTATCAACAAAATGGAGGGTAAGACATGAAAGAATTTATAAACACTTATAACAAGTACAATGACAATGTTGAAGCACTAAAATATGCAGTAAATATAAAAGTTGACCCGAAGGAAAAACTTCAAGAGTTAACAGATAAAATTATTACATACATATCAGATTCAATACCTGATAATAACAAAGAAAAAGTAGCATTAACATACAATATGGTTGCTAAACTGAGGTTTAAACTAACTGGTGTTGGTCACTTCTCAAACTTCTATGAGCATAACGACTATCCTAATCTTGGTTTCAAAATTGGAACTAAAGTTGAGGATAGTTCTAGTGCTTATTTAGCATGGTGCAGAGAACATCAAGGTGAAGCTGGTGTTCCACTTATTCACACTGTGAAGAAAGTGGACAATGGCATGTTCCTTGTTGTTCTTGAAAAATACAAAAAAGTAAATAAAACTGATGTTGGTTATGATTTGTATAAAAACATCAACAATTCAATTGGTAGAAATAATGTAGCACGGGAAGTCAGGAATGTTGTTCGTGCAAAATTCAACTTCGGAACAAAAGATGACATTGAGTACATTAAACAACACAAAAGGTTTATATGGAAGTATTGCAAAACTATAGTTGCAATAGCTAAATATTTCAAAGACTTAGCACAATTTGATATGCACGATGATAATTGGTGCTTTGACAACAATGGGTATCCAGTAATAATTGACCCAGTAAGCTTCAGAAGGAAAATACTTGACTAATATATACATAATAGGAGTTGCAATAATCATCACTGAAATAATTGTTGAAGTTGCAATATGGCTAAAGTAGCAAGCTCTCCATTCATTGAGGAAAAAATACACCTCAAAGATGAGTATTATGCACAAGCTAAGGCTCAGTTTATCAGTTGCGTTAAGCTATTGAATCAGCACAATATAGTTGTTGATTCTAGCTTAATGGAGAAATTAAGACATGACATTAAGTCACACTATAAAGCAATAGAAGGATTCTAAATGTTAGATATAATTGGTAAATCACAACTTGAAATTGAAGAGATGTTCTCACAAGAGAAACTCAAAGACTATATGGCATTTCAACTAGATATGTTCATCTCACAAATGGATGATGAACACTTCAAAATACTCTCAAAGTATGCTCCAATTGGAATGGAAGAAGAATACATGTACAAAATCATATCGTTCTTGGGCGACAACAAAGTTGGCAATGAACTTGACACTGGCGACAGAAGAATTGATATGGAGTATGCAGTATCATACTTTAGCACACTGTTTGAGGAGTTAGACTTTAATAACAAAGTGCAGAGAGCAGTTGACATTATTGCAGAGTTTGACACTATATTGTTTGACCTAGAGCAACACAATCTCATTGGTGATAGTGGTCAATGGTACACTGAAACTTCACTTGTTGTACAGTTTAACTTAGGCAACGATACTAAAATCAATGAGTATCAAAACCTAGTAAGATTCAGACTACCAATGATTGAATCACCTCAACTTCACACAGAGAAACAAAGAGGTGGATATTTACTTAATCCAAACAGAGTAACAACAAACAAAGGTGAGCAATCTCAGCCACAAAATTGTCTTGATGTGTTAAACAAGCTACAGTCAAATTCTTATACACTCAGAGAAGTTGATGTAAATAACGAGAGAGCTATCGTTATGAAAAAGCTTGTTGAGGACAACTGGAAGTATCCTCACAAATCTAAAGAAGCATTATTCAATGACAACTTCAAGAAGTGTGAACAGATAATGCTAACAACACAAGAAACTTATGAAGCAATGTATCATAAGCAGTTCTATTTCCCTTGGAGGTTTGATTGTAGAGGAAGGATGTATTCAGTCGGATATGACATTAATTTACAATCAACAAAATATAAGAAAGCTTCATTAAAGTTAGTACAACAATGAGCAAATTAGAAAAAAGATTCCACACTTGGTGGCATGAAGAAGGAAAGTTTCAAGTTCCACAAACAAGTGACTATGAAGCTATTAAAGAATTAATAAAAGTTGCATTTTTAAACGGTGCTTATGTGCAAACTGAAATTATGATTGAATTAAACTCAAATAAAAAGGAAACGAAATGAGAATGTCACCAATGGAATATGTGTTAGTAGATATTGCAAATACTGCTGGTTATGATAAGTTATCTTATGAAGACAGAATAACAAAAGCAAAAGAAATTGTTGAAGCAGTACAAAGTAATAGTACAACAGTTGATGAACTCATGCAATCATGTGATGAATCTCCTTATGAACTTCGTAATGCTATACATGCTTACCTCAACAATGATGATACTCATGTTATAGGACTTGATGCAGTCAACCAAGCATTACAGCTTTATGGTGTACTCACTGGTGATTTAGCGACTGCTTCACTAGCAAGTCTTGGAGTAAATAGCAGAACTGATGCTTATCAAATACTAGCTGATGAACTTAATCAAACAATCGGTACAACTTTATTCAATCGTAAAGTATGCAAGAAGGGTTTAATGGTTACTCTTTATGGTAGCACTAGAGGTTTCGATAAAATACTTGAAGCAATGAAGGTACAATCACAAGATGAACTAGCAAAACTTATTGGTATGCCAATTGGTAGCTATGAGGATGATTGGTTTAAAGATGAGTTTGAGAGTGCTATGTACAGAATTGCACCTAAAGCAATGGAAGCAATGAAAGTATTGCAAGAACTTAACAATGAGAAAATAGGCACATACAACTGGGTATTGCCTGATGGATTCAAAGTTAAGTATGATGTAAAATCTGTACAGTCAGTAGAAATAAAGCGTAAGTCAAGAGGTGGTGTAACATTTACCTATTCTGGTAGTCACAATGTGTATGCACCAAGTAAGTACAATAGAGGAATGTCACCTAACATAATTCACAGCTGTGATGGATATGTAGCTAGACAAATGGTAAGAAAAGCTGGTGATACTCCATTAAGCTTAATCCATGACCAATTCAACTCTATGGCTAAACATTGTGCAACAACACAGCAGAACTATAAAGATGTTATGTGTGAATTATTGGAAAGTGATTTGCTTAATGATATCATTAAGCAAATTAATCATAACGCACAAACTATTGTGAAGTCAAATACACTTACAAGAGAACTTATTCAAATGAGTGACTATTGCATCTCATAATTTAAGGTAGTCCAGAAATGGATTGCCTTTTTTCCTTATTAGGAAACGCATAGAGGCTTCCTTCATTTAACTGTACTTTGTTCCTCAAAGTACGGTATCCATCTACCCGATGGATAGGTATAATTATTTTACTTTGTACTTCGTACCTCTCCAATGAATAAAAGAACATCCAGAATGTCTTTTAAAAAGTTGCCGAGATTATCGGTCAAAACAAGATAAGCCAAAACAAAAGTAAAGGAGCTTACTATGTCACAATATAAAAACACAAACGGAAAACAAACTGGTGGACTAGAAACAAACTACGAGAAATGTATAGTTGCTGGTATTAAATATGAAACACAAGATGAAGCTATTATTGCATCAGCTCTAGCAATGACAAGAAGAGAAAAAACAAGTGCGTTGGCATTGGTTAAAGAACTTGGTGGAGATTTCACCGAAAAAGATGTTGTTCAAGCTTTGTATAATACAAAGAAGAACTTTATCATTGAATCAATCAAACATAGAGCAGAAAATACAAATATTGAAGCAGAGATTAAACTCTAACAATCTATTGGTGTACATTAAGGTGTACACTGATAGCTTGTTGTATATTTTTTTTGTGATGAAGGGAATAGTATTATATAACTTGATTACAATGAGTTATTGGTACACACACGAACATGATGTGTGTACTGATAAACCATTCATGGTTAATTCACTCTTAGGAGATTTTATGAACACAAAATTAAGCATAGTTGCAAGTGCAATGGCAATGCTAGGAATGAACAAGGACATTAACAAAGGTTTCAATGTTTTTCAAGCTTTACAAATTATTGCTGATTCAGCTAAACCAAAAGGAATGAGAAGCTCAATCAAATCTCATCCTAGTGCACAAACGGTAAAAAGAAAACAAAGAGATGATGGTGCTCACTCAATGAGATGTCAGTTTAGAATCAAAGGTAACACAATCATGGCAGATGGTAGACACAAACTGTACATGAAAAATGGTGTTGTAACAAGCAGAGAGAGCCTATAAGGTTCTTTCTTTTTTTTAGCTAGGAGATTAAAGCTATGAATGAAAATAAAATTATGGAGTTGACTAGAGATTACATGCTTGAAGACAACAAACTTACAGCAGTACAAGCAAGAAAGAAAGCAATTGACAAAGTTGCTTGGGAAGAAAGTGTAGAGGAGCTAAAGCCTATTGAAAATAGAGGTTTAGTTGGTGTTGTTATATGAATAAGTATTATTCATATTTAGATGGACTAATTACATTGGATTTTGACACATCGGATTTAAGATGTGGTAAGATAATAAAAAATGATTCTGATAAACATTTACATGCAAAAAGAATTATGTTTGAACAAGATTGCACAAAAAATATACAACTTACTGAAATTGAGTATGTGTATCCACTATACAAAAAGTCAAAAGAAAGCGGACTTGTTGTAAAGTTTAACTCACTTAACAGTGGGGAAGTGATTAAGCTTGGAAATAGTATTGTTTATGAAGTTGGTGAGAAAGTGTCAACTTTTATAAGACACAATGATTCAAATATGTGGGAAGATATATCAATCAGTGTAGTAAACTTTACATATCCAATATACAAACGAAATATTTATGATGGAGTAGTTTTCAGATTTGATTCACTAAATAGTGGAGTAGTTGAAGATACTTGCAATAGTGATTTCTATGTGCTTGGTAGAAGATACAATGGACTTATTGGGCATACAGACCAATACAATTGGGTTGATGTTGATTCAAAGCAATCTAAGATTAATGCATGTAAACAAGATACACAAAAAGGTGGACTTAAATTTGATGCTGGAAAGCTTAGATATAGTCTAGTCCCTCATTGTGCATTTAAAGGTATGGCAGAGGTACTCACATTCGGTGCAGAAAAATATGAGGCTAACTCATGGCAGAATGTAGAAGATGCAAAAGAACGCTATTTGAATGCTTTATATAGGCATATTGAATCATATAGAAACAGTGAAACCAAAGACAGAGAAAGTGGAATTAGTCACCTTTCTCATGCTATGACAAATTGTGCATTTCTACTGCATTTTGAAGAGCTAGAAGCCACTAAAAATGAACGATAATGAGATTGTGGTATATATCTACCTATTCTACTGTCTATGGCTATTTCTCTATATATAGAGAATGAAGAAGAAGAAGAAGAGGAAGAAGAAATACCACAATTCTCCTTAAAAACAACTTAAAATAGGTAATAAAATGAAAGTAAATCACAACTTAAATACATCATTCAATTTAGGTGATGTAGTTGTGCCTAGAAGGACTGATAAAAGACAGCTAATGACTATATATAGCATATACTTAACTAGGGCAAATATAGGCATCAGAGAGACTTACGGTGTTGATTGGCATGATGAATATGGATTTCATCAAGAAGTTGTTGAACCTCATCAAATTGAGTTATTCAACACAATGAATTAGTAAGCAGAGAAGGTGAGGGAGAACAGTATGTTCCCTTCACAGTGCTGACTTGGAGGACAAAATGTATATTATAAAAGACTGGGCTAACAATATAATGTTTAATGGAATGTTATTTGAAAGCTTTGAAGATGCTTGGTGTCACATATATGAGAATATATCTTATGAAGACAATGCTTATGATGATTTGATAGTTGTTGCAAAATAATACTCCATTCATAGGCTAACATTAAGGAGAAAATAAGGTGAAAAAAACAATACAAACAATGAGTGAGCTTGAATCAATTATACAGAGTGTTATTTTGATACCTAGATATAGTGGGATGCTTGGAGGAATTAGTGAAGCAAAGAAGCGTAAACTATTAGAGATTTGCAAGGAGAACAATATTACAGATGCAGTTGACTTTGTCATAATGTGTGAAAGTTAGCGATTTATTCATCAACGCCATTCTGTTGCATGGAGTACATCACAGATTAAAAATTATGTTGCATCATGGATGGCAGTGATAAGGAAAATAAAACAAAAATAATGAGCAAATGCAAAAATGTAATTATGAATACTCTAAGTTGTGTTGGAGCTACAATTTAGCAAAGACCAAATATGAAAAACAACTACAATAATTTATTAATACAAAAACAGAAGGATATAAATTTATGAATGGATATATTGCATTTTACAATGAAAAACAAGAAGAAGTATTTGCAGACACTTCACTTAATGCACAAAAGAAAGCAGTTTACATATTTCAAAAACAAACAAGAAAAAAAGTAAACAGTTGTGACATCACTATTGTACCATATGAAAAGAATGGCGAACAATTTATTAGGAATACAAAATGAACTTAATTAAATTCCCATACTATGCAGAAACACTAGATGGAATGGCTAGAGTAAAGTTCAGTAACTTCTATGACTTTGAGATACTCGATGCATCTGTTCACAGAATTAAAGAACTAAAAAATTGCAAAGCACAATGTAGTGATTCAAAATTTTGGAGAAAGTGTACAGCTGATATTAATAAGTCATTTTATTATGAGGTAATACAAGGAACAGTTATTTTAAAGGAGCTATACACCGATGTTCAGATAAACAATCAGTATATACACTTTGGAAAAACACTTATTAAAACTGGAAGAGTATTTGTATTGTGAACCAGATAATTAGAGATTGGTACATTCCAGAACTTAGAGATGGTAAGATATGTTCAGTTAGAGGAATTGATGCTCCTGATGCACAGTTAATGTGGGTCATACAAGACTGCATCAAATGTTCGCCTAGGGATAAAAGAATAGCAAAGATTATTCTTGACCAGAGATTAAAAGAATTGGAAGACTTATATGGAGATGATGTATGAAAGAATTAAAACAAAAAGGAATTGAATGTTAAAAGTAATTGATGATGTTTGTACACCAACTAGAGGTACAAAGTATTCTGCTGGTGTAGATTTGAAAAGTAGAGTTGATATTAAAGCAATGTGTGGAGTTACTACATTCATTCCACTTGGTGTAAAAATTGACAAAGACAACCTATCAATACAAGATGATTTTGTTTGCAGAAAACACTTTCTTGACCTAAAACCTAGAAGCTCAATTAGAGCTAAAGGATTTATTGTAGGAACTGGTGTAATTGATTTAGATTATCCAGATGAGATTTGCTTAATTTTATACAAACCGCACACAGTAACTTCAATAGTGAAAAGTATTGTGTCACTTGGAAAATGGAAAACATACACAGAGTTTAAAAGAGGTGAGCGTATTGCTCAGTTATTAGTTAAAACACACTTTCCAGAATTTCTTGGAATTGAATCAACAAAAGAAAGAACTGGTGGAGTTGGCTCTACTGGAAAGGACTAGCCAATGAAGCAAAATCACAATGTTGGAGATTATGTAACAGTAACCCAAGACAGAGATTCGTATGATGATTTATCAATGGAAAAAGACTTCAAGCAACTAGAGGGAACTAAACTAGAAATAGTTTCAGTAACTGTTGTTGATGAGGATTTGGTTCATTATTCATGTAGGAATGTTGATAAAAATAAAAATATAAAATGGGCGTTTATTGATGCTGATTTAGAAAAACGGAAGGAGTAGCAATGAATAAAGATGCAAGATATTGGAGATTTTATTATGCTATTCAAGAAGTACTAGCTGGAAGCAAAGAGTATCTATCTACAATCAACACAGAGCAAGAAGGAGTTGGTGACATTAAACCATTCTCAAAGCTACCAACACAGCTACTTAGAGATGCACATACATTAGCAGAAGTAGTTTTGTACGATAATAGCTGGAGAAATTGTGAGTTGTATATGAAATACATACACACAAATCCTAGAATACAAAACATGATGATAATGGATGGTGGAAATGAGTAAAAATGAAAAGTATCCTTCAAAGAGAGGATATGCAATTGGTAAACTATATAAGTTTTTGAAAGAAAGAAAACTGTATAAAAGATTTGTTGAAGAATGCAAAAAACAGGTTAGGGGAAGCAGAGGAAATAAAGATTTGTCTTCTGCCTTTATCTGGTGTAAATCAGAAGAAGGTGAAGCATATTGGAAACAAATCAATAGAGAGTTTGAAAGGACAGAATGACACAATTAGAACTTGTAACTAGGGAACTTGAATTAAGAGGTGCATTTGATGGAACAGTGAATGATACAGCAATACTTATGACTAAGTTGCTTGGTGACAAAGTTCCATTCAGTATGTCATTAGCTATTGCTAACTATACAATGGCTACATTCATTGGTCATTTTCATGCTAAGATTGAACTTGATATAAACAATTTAATTCCTATGAATTGTATTATATTCATTCTTGCAAAGAGTGGAGCAAAGAAAACTTCATCTATGTTAAAATTAGAGAAGTCACTGAATCTAGGTTATGAAGTTATTAACAATTTCAGACACCAGAAAGCAGTTGACTATTCAAAAGAATTTGATTGTGATATGCCTAGAATTAATCCACTCAGTAATGCACTAGCAACTGAGGCTGGAATGATTAAGAGGCTAAATGACTTCAAGAATGAAGGGATAGGTTGTCCTTCACTATATGTTGATGAGATAAGCACTGAGCTATCAAGCAACGCAGATATGATACCTAACATTAAACTAGTAGCACAGTTGTTTGATGTTGGCGATATGAAGAGTAAGCCACTAAAAGACAGCAAGATGCAATCAGAAGAAGTACATGGTATGGGAATGAATGCTTTATTTATTGGTTCAGAACATGGAATACTTGAAGACGAAACAGTATTAAGAAAGTTTGAGGCTGAGTTCATATCTAAGTTAGCAAGGAGAGCAATGTTTGTTTATCCTGAGTTCACAACAGAAACAGAACAATCAACAACTATTGAAGATTTGCTTAACGATGTAAAGAAAAACAAAAAAGATGGACATGAAGTAAATATTGAGATTAACTCAATTGCTCACAAAATAGCTAATGTTTTAATATACAATGACCAAAACAATATTAAGCTATCAGAACAGTGTGAAGAGCTTTATACGCTATATACAGTATATTGTGAATCTATTACTCCTAATGAGGTTGAAGCAGTTGCATTAGAGCAACAACATAGGCACTGGAAAGCATTAAAACTTGCTGGTGTATATGCTATATTCAATGGTCATGGAAGAGTAGAAATGAGTGATTTAAAAGAAGCAATCTATGTTGTTGAACTTACATCTAATGACCTATTTAGGTTCATTGAGAAGGCAAATAGACAGCCATATGAGGTTCTTTTGGAACACTATCAAAGTGGTGGATTACCACTAACTGTACATGATATGGTAAAAAAGAGATGGGTATCAAAACCATCACAGATTAAGGATATGCTAATACTTGCTAACTCAAAGAGTGGAAACAGAGGCATGTTCTCAAAGGGCGAAAGTGAGGAAATTAAGTATGTATCGTTTATTAAGGAAGATGGTATTGGTGTTTCTTATGTTAAGACTGAAAGTATCGACAAACTTATAGAAAGTGGAATGTCAGCAAAGGATGCTAAAGGAAGACTTGGACAACAAGTATCGACTGGATACATAAACAAGCAGACTACATTTGAAAAGCTAAAGTGGGTAATGACAAATGATGTTGCTTATATTCCTTTTAGATTCAGAGATGGAATCAGAGGAAAAGATTATATTGAAGGTGGAGCAGACTTTATAGTTCTTGACATTGATGATAGTGACATTACATTCAATGAGTGTTCAGATATTCTATCAGACTATCGACACATTATTGGATTAACAAGTCAAAGTAATCCATTTAAGTTTAGAGTTATTCTACCAACAGATGTTAAAGTTGACATAGAGAATGACAAGTGGAAACAATTTATTGCAAAGGTATCAACACATCTTGGAATCAAAGCAGACTTATTGCCTAAAGCACAAGTTTACTTTGGATACAAGGACAGAGAAGTTATTGTATACGATGCTGGAATGAATCTTGAAGCAAGTGAACTAATGAAGAACATTGAAGTTGTTGCTCCGAAGATTAAGCAACTCAAAACAAATGAACAAGTTAATGATGTTTGGGATGATAGAATAAATGAGTTTAGTAATGCTTACAATGCAACAAGTGGAAAAGGTTTACACAATAATCTATGGTATGCAACAGCTAAAGCACATGACTTAGGATTCGGATTAATGATGGGATTTGCACTATTGGATGATATTGTGGATTATATTGAAGATAGACCTAGAGCTGGTTATATTCCTTCATTAAAGAAGCGTATGATAACAGATACATCAACTTACCCTAATTGGGTAGCAGAAGCAAAGGACATTGATGGAATGGATTAATTATTCACAAGTGAATAACTTTACTGGATATGAAGGATTCATTTACAGAATTGATTATACTGATGGTACATTCTATTTTGGAAAGAAGAACTTTACTGATACTCAGAAAAAGAATCTAGGCAAAAAGGAACTTGCACAAATTACTGATGCAAGATTAAAGATTTACAAAGTTGTGAAGAAAGAAAGCAATTGGAGAGAGTATGAAGGCTCATGTAAAGAATCAATTGGTAAAACAATCAGCAAGAAAGTTATACTTGAAGCATACAAAACACAAAGAGCATTAACTTTTGCAGAAGCAAGAATACTATTCAGAAGTGAATCATTATTTGAACCTAGATGCTTGAATGGAAATATACTTGGTAAGTTTTTTAGAAATGTATTTGAAGGAGAATCTAGATGAAGTTTACAGTTTATGATATAGATGGAAATAAGATTGGATGTGTTTATGCCCATAACTTTGCAACTGCTGATAATAGAGCTTCTGTTTTATTTGAAAACTATGCATATGTTCTTGAAGGAATATGTGATGGAGAGTAGCATTGAAACATTAATGGATTTAAACTGTCTATTAAAAGGAAGAGCTACAATTGCTGGTGGATGTTTTAGAAGTTTAATTGAAGGAAATGAACCAAAAGATGTTGACATATTTCTAGTTGACAAAAATGACCACTTGTTTCCAAGAGATATTCTAAGGAACTTCACCGGACTTGATGAGGTAGAGACTACATACTCATGGGAATATGGAAAATATACAATCATTAAACCTCATATAAACAATGGGAGAAAGCTATATGGTAAACCTTGTGACTTAATATCAGAATTTGATATTGATGTAACTAAGATTTACATGAATAAGATTAACGACTTGGAAACAATTGAACCATACTCAATACCTATGATTGCTGAACTAATTTTAAACAGGCAGTGTTCAATAACATTGTTTGAAGGACATGAGAAAAGAACAATAAATAGAATAAATAAGTATATAGGCTATGGATACAATGTTAGTAAAGTAGAAAGCAAACCATTACATAGCTTAGCTTTCTATGTAAGAGGTGATTATGTTCAACTTGATGCTGAGTTGGCTGGAACGAGTTACAACGATGAAGATTGATGAATTTGCAAATGAGTTAAAAGAACTCATTGAGAAGAATGAAGACAAAGCAAAGTATGAACAAACATTTGAGTTTATGAAGAAGCAAGATGAGTGTGATGAACACAACTATAATGAGATGTTGAAAATTGAACCTAGTCACTTATCTAGGGCAAAGATTACAACAATGCTTGAATTAAACAAGAAGTGGAAAAAAGAAAACAATCTTGTTATTAGTAATTACAAAAAAGCACAAGATGCAAACAAGAAACACAAGTATTGTGAACTAATACGAAAGGAACGGAAATGGTATATAATTTAGTCATAGATGCAGACAGTATGCTTTATACTAGCTGTTACAGAAATCAGAACACAAACGGTGAAGACATTGCTTGTGATATTGAATGGGCTTACATTGATTTTGTAGGACAGATATATAACTTGAAGTCACTTTTGTTTAAGCAGTTTGATTTACAGAGGACCGATTCAATTAAAGTTGAAGTTATATTTAGTCCAAAGAAAACATTTAGACATGATTTAGAATCTACATACAAAGCAAACAGAAAAAGTACATCAATAGTTGGAATACAAGAGTTAAAAACTATTATTGACACTAGAATTGGCAGGACACTATTGCTTGGATTTGAAGCTGATGATGTTGTGATTTCAAGAGCTTATGAAAATACTTGTCCTAACACAGAAGTTGTGATAGCATGTATTGACAAGGACATACTGTTGCACTCACCAGTTTGGTGCATTGACTATAAGAACTTTACATTTCATATGCCAAAGTCACAAGAAGAGATTGAACTTGCCTATTTTAAACAAGCAATAAAAGGTGATGCTAGTGATAACATTAAAGGAGTAAAAGGAATTGGAGAAGTTGGTGCAGAGAAATTATGCAATGACTTATTAAATCCAATGGACTTTGAAAAGTTTGTTTCATTATTTGACACAGAAGAAGATGCACTATTAAGCATGAGATTAGTAAGACTAGACCAATGTAAAAATGGGAATCTAGTTCTTTGGGAAGGAAGAAAATGAGTAAACCGCTTGTAATTATTATTGGTGATTCTGGAACTGGTAAATCTTCATCTATTGAGAATCTACCACCAGAAAGAACATTAATAATTAATACAGAGAACAAAGAGTTGCCAATGAGAAACTTTGGTAAGTTTAAAAACATTATGGTAACTGATTATAAAAAACTTATACAGATACTTGACAAGCTTGACACAGATGAAATGAAAGAAAAGTACGACTATGTTATTGTTGATTCATTCACTTCTATTGTTGAGATTGTTCAACGATTTTGTAGAAAGGTTTTTACTGGATTTGAGGTATGGGATAACTACAATACAATGATTGTTGAGGTTCTTATTAGAATGAAGAAACTTGAACAGCAATCATTTATGATAGCTTTGCCAGAACAGAAAGCAGAACAATTTGGTGAAACTAAATCATATGCTAGAATAAAAGGCAAGGAGCTTAAATATGGATTCCTAGAGAAAGAGGTAGCTATTGTACTATTCACTTCACCAGACTATGATGATAATAGTGGTGAGATGATTGGTGTATATATGGATTACACTCCAAACAGAAAAAACTCAGCTAAAGCTCCAAGAGGAATGTTTACTGGTAAAGTACCTAACGATTTGCTGGTAATATCAAATTGTATAGCAAAATACTACAATGGAGAGTAAAGCAACACTTACACCAAAACAAATTCAAGAACAACTACTTAGATATTATCAAGGTGATATTAAGAAGGTGAAGGAATTAGTTAGGTGCTGTAATGCAATTGACTTCAAAATATCAGAGAACATAGAAGCGGTTATCAAGTATCCAGAACACTTTTCACTTCTGGTTACTTATTCGGACTTAGGATTGCTAGGTAAACTAGCAGATTCATTAACTAAATTAAAAGGCAAATAAAATGGCAAACACAAAACAATTACAAACAAAAAAAGCATCATTGTTAAAACAAAAAGAATCTATCATTGCAGTAAGAGCATCACATGATGAGAAACTTGCTATAATCGAAACTGAAATCACTGCTGTAAATCTAGCACTAGAAACAGAAGTTGCAGAACTTCAGAAGATGATTGATGAAATCAGAAATGGTGTCACACCAGTTGCAGTTGTTGCAGAAGAAACTACATCAAACGGAGATTTTGAATAATGGATTTGATTTTTAACCTTGAAGAGGTATCTAACGCACAAGAAGCAAAAGTAAGCAGTTTTGGAGTTCTTGAAACTGGTATGTATAAAAACTGTACAGTAGTAAGAGCTGTTGCAAACAAAACTAAAGCTGGCAACAACATTATTGATTTAACAATTAAAACTGGTACTGGTGCTGAAACAACAATTTATCAAGCATTTGAACTTGACCAAAAATGGGCAAATGGAAAACCTAATGAGTTTGGCTATCCTAGATGGTTACGATTTGCTAAAGCTTGTGGAATGAAATCTGCACAAACTTTTCAAGATGCACTTGTAAAAGAAGATGGTACGCCAATCTTTAAGAAAGGTACACAAACTCAGATTGTTCTTACATGTTACAAAGATTTACATGGAAAGAAAGTTGACATTGGTATCCAGAAAGTTCTTGATGTGTATAATGGTGAAGTGAAAGAATCAAATGAAGTTTATGATTCATTTGCAGTAGGTTCAGAAACATCAGACAAACTTGGCACAAAACTTACCAAAACAAAAGAAACAAAAGAGTACAAAGCATTCATTGCTAATGGTGGTAATCCATCTGCTTCTTACAAAGACATGTCGGTTGATTCAAGTCCAGAACTTGATGAAGCATTGGATGATTTATAACATGGAAGATACTATTGATGTAGTTGAAATCACTGAATCAATTGAAGCTATTGAAGCTGAGCTAGTCGAAGCAAACAAAGCTTTAGCTTTAACTTCTGCTATGACTAGATTAAGTGACAATGCTGATTTTGATTTGGTATTCAACCAACACTTCTTGAAGCATTATCGTGATACTGCATGTGCAAACATTGGTAACACAAATAGAGATGGTAGAGAGAACTATGCAGTAGGGTTAGCTGGTCGTTCAATGTTTGAACATTTTTGTAACAACTTGATTGAAGCAAACAAGACTATTGTTGACAAAATCAAAGAAGCAGAAATAGAAATCAAAAGCCTTAAAACTAGGTTATGATTGTAGAGTAGAGATATGAAAGTATCTCTACCATAGAGTTATACCATAAATGTGCTAAACCAAAAACTAAGGAGTACAATGGTAGAAAATACAGTTAAGAGAGTTGCAAAGAGTGGCACAGAGTTGCTCAAAGGTGAATCAACGCTTACTGATAGCAAAGGTAATGTAAAGCTAAGATGGACTAAGACATTCGTTAAGGAAAAGACAGCTTATGATGCCTTTAGAGATGCAGTAAAAAGACTGTTAAAGAATCCAGAAATTGCTGGAAAAAACAATATTAATATTCCACTTAATACAATAAGTGAATCACTAAGTGTTTACACAATAGGTGATGCTCATGTTGGTATGTTGAGCTGGAAGAAGGAAACTGGTGACGATAATGATTTGGAAATTTGTGAGAGAGATTTAACTACTGGTATGAGTATGTTAGTAGAGAAAGCAGATAGAACAGATGAAGCATTGATTGTTGATGTTGGGGATTGGTTTCATGCTGATAATAGTTCAAACACTACAACAAAGAGTGGTAATGCACTTGATGTTGACGGAAGATACCCTAAGGTATTAGAGATAGGTTTGAGGTTAGCAATTAAACTAATTGAATTAGCACTAGAGAAACACAACAAGGTTACATGGAGAAGTGCAATAGGTAATCACAATGAACACTCAGCTATTATGATGAGTTTGTTTATTAAAGCATGGTTTAGAAATGAACCTAGAGTTAAAGTTGCAGATACTCCATCAATGTTTTACTATCATGTTTTCGGAAGAAACCTCATAGGAATAACACATGGTCACACAGTTAAGGCAGAGAGATTAGGTGAAATAATGTCAACAGATTGTGAAAAGATTTGGTCAAGTAGTAGGTATAGATACTGGTACACTGGTCATATTCATCACATCACTGTTAAAGAATTTCCATCATGCGTAGTAGAAACATTCAGAACATTGGCTGGTAAGGATGCTTGGCATTTTAGTTCTGGTTACAGAAGCAGACAAGACATGAAGGTTATCACACTACACAAAGAGTACGGTGAAACAAATCGTGCAACTATTGATATAAGGGTGATTAGAGATGAGCAGAAAAGAGTTCAAAACTAAAGCGTATCCTATCATCTTAGAAGCTATTTTAAAAGCTACTAATGGAGATAATGTACAGATTTTAGTAGGAAGTTGTGGTGAATTGCAAGAAGCAATTAATATGGTTAGTACAATTGTAAGCGAAACAGATGTAACTATACTCGGTTACACTAAGATTGCACTATCAAACAATGCAGTTATAAATATATCTGTTAACAAACAAGATGGATATAATGCTACTTTGGAGATTATGTGATGCAGTTGTTTAGAAGTATATTCTCTATGTTTGCAGAATATGATACAATACTTGACACTTGTGGTTCAAAAACTAAGTACGAGATAAATAGATACAATGAAAACATTAGAAAGAAAGTTTATACATCAAATGGATGCTTCTATTATGTTAATGTAGTTAGTTCTGAGAAAGAATATGTATTATGCTATTTATATAATGCTGAGAAGATTGCATGAATAAAAGCAAAATAGTATTCACATTCAGAGATGAACACACAATAGAATTTAGTATTGGAGCTTGTTTTAAAGGACTTAGACACAGAGGTGAAAGACCAGTTAGAGCTTGTATTCACATTGATAGAAACTATAACTTTAGCATAATCAATAGACTAGCAAATGAGATACTAAGTCAACTTATTAAGAGAAGTTTGTACAGTGATATTTCAATAGTTGGAATAAAAGAAAAGGATTCCAATTGAATACACTACCAGTTACAGTAGATGATTCGCAAGATTTTGAACTGATTAGAAATAGGTTCAGAATTGATGATGATAGATTTAAGTTAGGTATGAAGTTTGCGTCATTGATTGTTGATGGAGTATCAAGCAAGAGAGCTTATGAGGAAACATTCCAAGTTGATAAAGAGAAGGCTATTAGCAATGCTAGTAGTTTTCATAGAGCAAAGTGGATTCAAGAACTAATAAGATACATAAGACCTAACGATGAGACTTTATACATTGGTGAAGTAAAGACAATAATTCAACGAGGTATGGAAATTATCAGAGACAGGAGAAGCTCTCCAAGAGAAGTGACAGAAGCAATGAAAGCACTTCAGCCATACATCAAGCAAGAACAATTAAAGATTGATGTACAAATGGATAAAGAAACAAGTGATGGGCTTACTACTATTGCAAATGTAATGCAAGGTATAAATAGTTTGTCACTAAATAATAAGATGGTAGGAAAGAGTGGAGAGATTGTTGATGTTGAGTTGATGGATTGATTATGGAAGTAGGTGATATTGTAAACATAAGCGGTAGTGATAATTTCATTAGACCAGACTACACTGCTCCATATTTACCAAAAGATACATCAAGAACATTCTTTTCATGGGTAAACATAAACTTTCCTAGTGAAGAGTTTAAGACACCAAAGATGCACTATATGATTATAGATGAATTATTTGGCGAAGGAAGTGGAAATAATGTTCAAGCAATGGTACACAGAGAGGGAGCTAAGACAACTTTGTTGACTAAGTTCATGCCTTTGTTTATAGCTTCAACTGGTGAGCTACCTAACTTTGGAGATGTTACAAACTGTATAATCTTCTCAGCTACTTATGAACAAGCAGTAGACTTACTGAAAGATGTTAGGAGTTCATGGGAGAACAGTGATGTGCTTCAAGATACAGTATTTTTAGCAAAAAATAAAAGTGGAAAGATTATAGCTGATACTGAGAAGCATTTATGTTTCTGTAATCAAGCTGGTAAGAGAATTCACATTCAAGCTAAAGGTGCTGGACAATCAATGAGGGGAACAAAGAAGGATGGTAAAAGACCAGACCTTATGATTTTTGACGATATTCTAGTTGATGCAATTATGACTTCAAAAGATGAGCGAACAAAACTCAAAAGGTGGTACTACTCATCTGTTGTTCCAGCTGGTAATACAGCACACTGTAAAAAGGTAGTTGTTGGAACACCAATGACTGATGATGATTTGCTATCAGAAATGCTGAGAAGCAAGTCTTACAAGTCTATAAAGTTTCCAATAGCAAATGAGTTTCCAGTTCCAATAGATAAAATTGTTTCTTCATGGAAAGACTTACATACTCCAGAGAGTATAATGAGGTCATATGAGGAAGCTAAAGAAATGGGAGCAGAAGGTGATTTTTTTAGGGAAAAAATGCTAGAAGTTGTAAATGAGGAAATGAGAATATTTCCAGACGATTCAATAGTAATGTATTCATATGCGGACTTGAAGAAGTCAAACAAAATGAAGGATATGTTTTTCTTCACTACAATGGATACAGCAGTTAGTAAAAAGAAGTTTGCTGACTTTAGTTTTATTATTACAATAGGAATAAATAGTGATGGTCATTGGTTTATTGTTAAGGTTACATTCGGAAGATTGAATCCAACAGAACTAATAAATGCACTATTCGAGCATGTAACAAAGTTCAGACCTATAAACACTAGAGCTGAAAAAGCAAGTTTACAGCAAGTATTAGACCACTTCATTCAGTTGGAGATGGTTAAGAAAAATGTATTCTTTCAGTATGAAGGATTGAAAAACAATTCTGAAATGAGTAAGGAATATAGAATTTCTGCACTTCAACCAATTATGAAACAAAAGAAGATACACTTTCCTAGTGACATAGATGAAGATGGAGTGAATGAACTATTATATGAAATTAAAGGATATACGAAGCAAGGAGCTACAACGAAGCACGATGATGGTGCAGATTGTTTAGCTAACTTCTTAGACCCAGACTTCATAGTTATACCATCTGGTCAAGGAGCATCTGAATATGAAAAGGATGATTACTATGACGATGATGATACATACAGAGATAAATACGATATATGGTAAGGGAGAACAGATATGCCATTTAATGATTTTAAAAATCTGCTATTGTCTAAATCAGTTGGAAGAACTGAGATACCAGATGGTGGAGTGTTGGTTCATAGGTTGCAGACAGCATTAGAGCATGTAGCAACGGAAGCATATCCAAAGAAGCTGGAAAGTGATGTTGAGATTCTAAATCCATTTAGAGTTTTATACAATTCAATAACTGGCGAGTATTCATACATTAGAAAACCAGTAGCTTCTATCACAGCAGATATTGATATTGATGATGGACTGCTTAGTGCAGTTGCACTGTACATTATGGCTGGACTAGAAAGACCTAATGCTGGTACTCACATGGCTTTGTATAATAAAGAGTTAGCATTATTTAGCACAAGACAAATCGAGCAAGACTTAGGACTTGATTCTGAGGATGTAGATAAACTTGGATTCTATAGAACAGATATTCAATACGGATTCTAGCAAATGAGTGTAGAAACAAATGGCTCTGACTATTTAATAGTTGAATCAAATATAACACTTATTGCTGGTACAGATTTTCCAGTTAATAGAAGATTGGTATTTGATGTAGTAGGTGGTGGAGCTGGTGGAAATTCTGGTGGAAAAGGATTAACAGATACATCAACAACTGGAATAAACGGAATAATAAAATTCTATTTTGGTAATGCTGGACTTGGTGGAATATGTGGGGAACATAGAACATACTCGTTTGAAAAAAATACTTTTATTCTTGGTGATATTTTAACTATTCAAATAGGAATAGGTGGAAATGGTGGAACATCAAATACTGCATCATACGGAAGCAATGGATACGCTGGAACAGCAACAAGAATTTTAAAAAATGGAACATTGATTTTTGAAGCAAGTGGTGGACAACCAGCAAACATAGTTGTGTTATCAAGAACACAATACCTAGTGTCTCAACTAAATACAAGAGCCTCTACTGGATATGCTGGATGGAATACATCAATACCATTTAAAGTAACAAGTGATTCACTATACAAAGGTGGAGATGGTGGACAAGGTGGCATTGCTTCAACTGCTGGTGAATATGTAAATGAAAGAACTGGAAAAGTTGGAAGCAATGGTGGATATGGTTCTGGTGGTGGAGGAGGTGGTGGAGGAGGATGTTTAATTTATCATGAGTTTAGCACTGGATATATAGGTGGAAATGGTGGAAAAGGTGGTAACGGATTTGTTTCAATAAGATGGGGAGAATTTGGAGCTACATCTATAAACAAAGAAGTTTTCCAACCTAGTTTTTTTTCATACTCACCAGACATTGGAGAATGTTTCTATGCACATATGCAACAGAAGATGTTAGCCATATCATCGTATAAAAATGATTT